GCGGGAGGTCCAGTGGGTTCACCTGGAGGTGGCGCAGCAGGTAAACAATCAGCACCAGCAAGTTACGGCGCACCGAACACTGGCGGCGGCGGCGGTGGTTCCGCTCCTGGTTCTATGGGCGGTCAAGGTGGATCGGGAATTGTCATTCTCAAGTATCAACGAACAGGCGCAAATGTAGCATTACCCGCAGGTAATAATTATGGAACAGTAACAGGCAGTAGTTATTCAGTGCAATTTTTTGGTGCCGATACTACGGCGGATAATTCCACTTGGTTATATGCACCTGTAGGTTCAACTTTTCCAAACGCAAACTTCACATGGGAAGCATTTATATTTCCTGTTGCCACTGGTAATGATACTGGTGGTGGTTGTCTTATGGGACCAGATTCGGGAAATAATACTTGGTATCTTTATGCCAGGAGTAATACCGATGGTACCGCACCATTAGGAATTGATGCTGCATGTTTTAACTGTGGCGGTGGTGGTTTAGCATCTCTTCGTTATAAACCAGGTTCTTGGAACCACATAGTTATTTCAAGAAGTAGTGGAACACAATATTATTGGATAAACGGCGCACAAGCAGGCAGTCAAGGTGCTGTTAATGGTAACGCACAAACAAATTGGGTTGTTGGAAATTTTGTAAATGGTTCAGGTCGTTATAATGGATATATTTCTAATCTTCGTATAACAAATAGTGTTGTATATACACCAGGTTCAGATTTAACTGTACCAACTTCACCATTAGGTGTAGTGACTAATGCTGCAACAACTTTATTCCTTGGACTACAGAGTGCAACACTCGTAGATAACAGTGGTAACAATAGACATCCATACATCAGAACTGGTGCTGGCGATCAAGGTCCTATCATTTCTAAATTCGCTCCTTTCTAACTATTATGCCACCTATCTTTGCATCTTTCTCTAGTTCTATAAAATCTTACGGTTTGGTGAGATCACTTGCTCAAGGCGTTCTTACCAGAATAACTCAAGGTTTTAATTTCTCATCTACGTGGACTGTTCCTACTGGTGTCACAGCAATTGATTATGTTGTCGTTGCGGGTGGAGGTGGTGGAGGTGCAAGTTCAACTCCTGGAACTGGTTCGGGTGGTGGTGGTGGTGCAGGTGGAGTTTTAACAGGAACAAGTTTATCAGTAACACCGGGTCAAACAGTTACAGTAGCAGTTGGTGCGGGAGGACCAGGAGGTAATCCAACAGGAACTAATGGCGGTAATTCATCTTTAACGGCACCTGCACCTTTTCCTGCACTGACTGCGATAGGTGGTGGTTATGGTGCTGGTGGTAATGGGGGTACTGGCAATTCTGGCGGTTCTGGTGGTGGTGGCGGTTGTGGTCCAGGTTCCGCAGGTACTGGCGGAGCAGGAACTCCAGGACAAGGTTTTGGCGGTGGTAATTCATGGTCAGGACAGAGAGGATCAGGTGGTGGTGGGGGTGCTGGTGGTGCTGGTCAACCAGGACTTGCAGATGATGCTTCAGGAAGACCAAATGGTTCTGGTAATGGCGGTATAGGAATTTTTTCAACACTTTCGGGTTCAAATATTGGATACGCTGGTGGTGGTGGTGCTGCTGCTTCACAATTCACAACTGGTGGATATGGTGGTGGTGGTAATCCATTATTTAGAGCAGGAGATTATAATACCGCCGCAGCGAATAATAGCGGTAGTGGAGGTGGTGGTGCTCTTGGAGCAGGTTATCCTGCTAATGATGTTGGTAAGAATGGTGGTTCGGGGATAGTTTTAATTTCATGGAGATTAGACAACGCAACTCCAGGAACAATACTTACATTCGCTGGTTCTGGCTTACTCACAGGTCCTCCAGGTATCAGCAGTATTGATTACCTCATAGTGGCAGGTGGGGGTGGTGGTGGTGCAGGATTTTCTGGCGGCGGTGGCGGTGGCGGTGGATTTTTAACAGGTACAAATTTAGCAGTATCTACTGGTTCAAGTTACGCTATTATAGTAGGCGGTGGTGGAAACGGATGGTCGCCTGGACAACCATCTACACGTGGTGCAAATGGTTCTAATTCAGGAATATTTAATACTGCATCTGGTGCATTATTGACACCAGCATGGGCAGTTGGTGGTGGGGGTGGTGGTGATACAGGTAGTCCTGCACCAGCGGGTCCTTTTGGATTGCCTGGTGGCTCAGGTGGTGGTTCTGGTTCCAAATCACCAGGTGCAGCATCAGTGGGCAGAGGTGTTTATCCTGGTTCTAGTTTTATAAATGCTGCCAGACAAGGTTATGATGGTGGAATAGGTGGTACTGATAATAATAGTTGGGATGGTGGTGGTGGAGGCGGTGGTTCTAATGAGACAGGACTAAATGCTGCTCCAGGTCAAGCAGGTCGTGGTGGAAATGGAGCGAATAATAGTATTACTGGTTCAAGCACAGCATATGCTGGCGGTGGTGGTGGTGGTGCTGCTAATGCTGGTGGTTCTGGAGGTAAAGGTGGAGTTGGTGGCGGTGGTGCGGGAGGCAATGCAGGTTCAGGCAATTCAGTAGCAGGAACTGCTGGATTGGGTGGTGGTGGCGGCGGCGGTGGTCAAAGTCCAGGTACTGGTAGTAATGGTGGTTCGGGTATCGTAATTATTAAATTAAACGCATAATTAACGGTTGACATCAATTCTCTTTGGTGGTAAAGTAAAACTCCTAATAACTTTAAGGAGATTTATATGTCACGTACTAAATCAAAAACACCCATTCGTTGGGAACGACTTTTATTGGTTCTTTTGAATGGTGGTCCAATTTCTAAAGAAGATATTGCTGTGTCAATGAATTACAAACTTATTAACCGTATCTCTGCTGAAATCTGGCAACTCAAAGAGCGTGGTGCACAAATTAAACAACATCGTAAAGGTAAAACAGTTTGGGGTTATGAATTGTTAAATCCACAAGATGTTCGTCATCTAGTGGAAGATCGTGGTTTCTCAGTTCTTCCTGTTGTAAAAAATCTCAATGATTTAAATGCACAAACAGCACAAGTTGCAGAAAAAGAAACTGTTACACAGTAGTGGGCTATGGGGGGTCTTCGACTCCCCTTTGATGAAAGGTGGGAAATGTTGAAATCTAAAATAATTGCTATATGGGAAAGAATTCAAGCGCAAGCATTAAAAGCGATTGAATCTACAAACTTTTATGGTAATCTATTGACGAGTAGACAGAAGTTTTATATAATTGCTTCAATCATGGTTTTATTTGCTATGATTAACAGCATTGCTGGTGTTCAGTTACTTGGGTTTCTTTATATTATGAATAAGCTTACACCTGATGAGGATTCAAAATGAACGTGAAATCATTTTTAGTTGTTGTTCCCTTGTTGTTCTTGACTGCATGTGCAGCACCACCACAAAAAACTGCATTCAATCCTGACGGTTTGACTGATCGTGATTTGGTACAAGCACAGTTAGAACGTATTTTAAAACTTGAACGTGATATGGAACGCCGCGAAAGCGAACTGAAATATCAACACATGAAAGAGTTGACGCAAGTTCAAATGCAAACGAAAGCGCGTTCTAGCGAATGCCGTTTCTTGTGCTTCTAAGATGAATATCTTTTATCTTGATCATGATGTAAAAAAATGTGCGGAATATCATAATGATAAACATTCGATAAAAATGATCCTAGAATATGCTCAACTTCTTTCTACTGCTCACCGTATTCTTGACGGTGTTCTTTCTACTGGCTACAGTCCATCTGGTCGGAAGAAAACTGTATATGTTCTTGCCGATAACCGTGATACCGTTTTGTATTCTGCTACTCACGTTAACCATCCGAGTTGTGTATGGGTGAGACAATCAGATAAAAATTATGATTGGTTATTTGCTTTATTTCAGGCACTACTGGATGAATACACGCATCGTTATGGTAAAGTACATGCATGTTCCAAGCTAGAAATGCTTCTGGCTAGATTACCAAACAATATTCCACAAAAACCTTTTACTGAACCAACACCCGCTATGCCTGACGATATTAAGGTGATACGTGAAGTGTACATAGATCGGTATGAGTTTGATTCGTTGGCATCATATAGAAATTACTATATACAGAATAAGACACACTTAGCCAAATGGAAAAACCGTGATATTCCATCATGGTATCGGAGTAATTAATTTGCCAACATATGATTTTGTAAATACTGAAACAGGTGAGGAATTTGAAGCATTCATGAGCATAGCAGCACGTGAGCAATACCTCAAAGACAATCCAAACATTCAACAAATGCTAGGAGCCACAATGACGGTTTCTGGTGTATCAATCACTGGTAAAATACCAGACGGGTTCAAAGAAGTTCTATCCAAAGTTTCCGAAAACCATAGGACATCTGCTGTCGCAAATGCACATGGTCGTAAGTCAATGAAAGAAATCAAAACCAAACAATTGGTGGATAAACATATTGGAAAATATTGAGAAGTATCTTTGTCATGCTAACCTCGTCGTAAGGAGCAAATATGGCAAAACGTTCATTGCAAAAAAAAGTAGCAATTCTAAATGATTACATTACCAAAGAATTAGAACGAGAACTGTCAACTGAAATTGACAACATGGAAAAAGATAATACAATTGCAAAGAACGAAAAGAAGTTCATACGACAGAACTACCCCCACCATAGCAGGAACCACTACATTACATAATGCGAACATTTAATCATGTAAAACTTGCAGCACTTGACTTTGACTTAGAAGCAGAAACAACTGATAGTGGTAGACGATATACTACTCCCACAGGAGAAAAGTATAAGTCTATCACTACAGTGCTTTCTCATCACAACAAAGAAGCCATCATGGAATGGCGACGAAATGTGGGTGAAGAACAAGCAAACAAGATTTCAAAGAAAGCTGCAAATCGTGGTACCAAAGTTCACTTGGTATGTGAAAAATACATTGACAATTCGCTGACTGATCTCAAAATTAAAACCATGATGCCTGATGTCAAGGAGTTGTTCGTAAAACTCCGACCCATTATTGATGAAAATTTAGGTGATGTGTATACGCAGGAACAGGCACTTTATTCACATCAATTGAGAGTTGCGGGACGAGTCGATTTGATTGGCATCTGGAATGGTAAATTATCGGTAATTGACTTTAAAACTTCTGCCAAACCAAAGGAAGAAGAACACATTCAGAACTACTTTATGCAATGTACGGCTTATGCCCTGATGTTTTCCGAGTTGACAGGAATGTGGATTGATGATATTGTGGTTTTGGTGGCAACTGAAGGGGGTCCGACACAGGTGTTTGAGCGTCAGATTCACGATTACCGTAAACCCCTAATGCATTATATTGATAAATATGCCTAAAGGGAGGCGGTATGCTATCATTAAAACAATATATTGTTGAGGGTAATCCACTTCAACAAAAGGTAAATAAACACATGTCTCATGGACGTAGTATTGGTGCGGTTTCTCCAGAAGGTGCTCATACAGACACCCCCGAAAAACTGAAACATGCTCACTCTGAGATAAAAAAAGATTTGGAACATGCTCGTAAATCTGGACACATTGGCGGCTGGTCTGGACCTCATAAAGGTGAGTATCAATATAAGAGTGATGAGGGTACTGAAAAAGTGAGTCATGAAGGTTCATACCTAGTTCACGCTAAACATGAAGGAGCAGAGGGTCATAAAAAGATGGTTCATTCTTTGAGTGGTATTGGCAACAAACATAAACAGGAAACTGTTTTGTCTGTTCACCATAAAACTCAAGATGCTAAATGGCATCACCTTAACAACTCACCTAAAAAAGGAGAAGTTGAACATAAAGGTAAACTTCATTATAATGTTAAAGTAAATCCAAATGCGGAAAGTGATGCAGAAAAGGAAAAGGGAAGAGGTAGAACTGTACTGAAGGGTTCGTCTCATTCGTTTACTTCACACGATTAGAAGGTACAATATATTATGGATACAATTGAAAATTTAATTTACGAAATAAAAAGTAGTAATATTTCGTCTGTATATGAATCTGAATTGAACAAGTATGTAAGTCGTTATCAAAATTATTATCGTGAAAATGTTTTAAAAAATCCTACAAAGGGGTTTAGCGCAGTTATTGGGTGGTATGATCAAAGACGAAAAGAGTTTTACGAAGAATTTAAAAAATTGGGTATAAGCATTAAAGACGATCCAATTGCACCATTACATGATTATGAGCATCAACTTAAACAAACGGGTATGAATCGTTTAAGTGAATTGGAAAGAAAATTAAAATAAATTACCAAAATAGGTAAGTAACTCATAAAGGAATAGTGATGTATCTAACAGAACAACAAATAATCAAACGTGAAGATATGTTCATGGAAATGGTGGATTTGCTTGCCGAAGAATTCCATGAAGAAGGTTGTGAACAATATGAATTAACAGAAGATGATGCATACATTGCAGAAGTAATGATGAGTTACTTTGTAGAAAACTACAAAGAGCATACGTTGGCAGAAGCTGCTAACATATCCATGACAGGCTATGATCCTAATCAAGAATTAGTAGAAGAGTTCATGGAAATGGCGTTGGACGAATCTCTTGGTGGTGTTGTTGCTGGCGCAGTTCATGGTATTAAAAACTTTATGAGTAAACGTAAAGCAGCAAAGGCAGCAAGCGCAAGTACATCTGCAACTCAGGCACACGTTAAAATGCACAACAAAGCAAAAGAAGCAGCAAAGGCAGCAAAAGGTTCATCGGGTTTTTCTGGTGTGTTTAAGAAAGCTAAAGCTAGTCAATTAGCAAAACGTGCCGCGAAAACTTCTGCAAACATGGATTCCGCATACAAAGCTTCTCAAGCTGCATCTGATGCACATCGGTCTGGACTGAAGTCCCGTGCTGGTTTGAAGAGTAAAATTGATACAGGCGTATCGAACATCAAAAAGAAAATCCGCTCTGGTGCAGAGCGTGTAACTGCTGCTGCTGGTAGGGTTGCTGGTTCTTTCGCCTAATATTATGGAGTCGTTATGAATATGAGTGATGAGAAAAAAGATCCTAAAACTAAACTTGATCATTTTGAACGCTGGTTTGATATAGCGTTACGATTTGGTTGGTGTTTGTTCATTTATGTGGTTGTCACTGGCAATTACATAAGATAGAATTGTTGTAATTCCTTCAAAGCAAAGGCATGTTGGACGGGGTTTCGATACCCCCATCTCCACCAGAAGCACATTATGGAGTTACCCGCTACACTACTAAAGGATCGCTACCTTTAGTAATATACAACGTGTGGTAGTGTGCTTCTGATGGGGATGACCAGGTTTCGACAGCGTGAGATAGTGGAGAAGGCAACACGGTAGGCGATGACCGTTAATCAAGCAAATCTATAAATGCAAATGATGCATTCTATGGTGAGGATCGCCTAGCAGCGTAACTCACTTGGGGTTTCGGGAGTGTCCTTATTAACCAATCACTCCCACTATTTTTTATACCATGAAAATCTATAAATCAAATTATCGCAATCATTGGATTTCTCCTTATACTATTTTGGAGAAGGTTTTCTTTTGGCGTGAGATTGATTATGGTGAACCAATCATTGAGAAATGGTCTAATCGTCTAAATCCAATCTGCGTAGCATGGCACGATTTTCTTGACTTTATTCATCCACGAATCAGTTATGTGAAGATTGATCGGTATGATACATGGTCAATGGATTCTACGTTAGCAGATATCATTCTTCCTATGCTGAAACAGTTGAAGGAAACGAAACATGGGTCACCATTCACAGATATGGAAGATGTACCAGAACATCTTCGTGGCACAACTACTGAAGATTGGGAACCCCAATTTACTTTTGATTTTTATGAAGAAGATAAAGTAAAAGAAGGCATAAATGATATTCATGCCCGATGGGATTGGATTATGAATGAAATGATATTTGCATTTGAGATGAAAGTAAAAGATACAGATTGGTCAGCAACTTGGGAAGAATCTGAGCGTATACAGAACGGGTTTCGTTTATTTGGTAAATATTATCAAGGACTATGGGATTAAAAATGGTTGCAAAAACATTTCCAAAAATTGATGTATATAAAACAGGCGCAGATTTTGTTACTCCTTATGGGGATACAAAATTTCTTAAAGGTCAAGGTCGAAAGAAAGATCGTAACATAGACACTTGGGAAGATAAACGTCAAGACCGATTAATCAAAGAATGGTTAGAGTCTCGCAAGAAAAATAAAAAGAAATAGTGAAAGCCTTACTCGAAATCCTCCCGAAGTTATTAGATTTGATGCCAGGAATTGTAAAGTTCCTGAAGTACATTCCTATTCTAATGGTTCTTGGTGGTATCGGGTATGGTGCATATTATTGGACACAGAACTATCGTGATCCATACAAATGTTTTAACAATGAAGTATATGAACAGCTAAGAGTCGATTCTGATGTTTATGTATTCAAAGGCGGTTATTGCATCACTGGTCAAGAAAAAAATGACTAAATAGATATACTGGCATCACACACATACTAGCCAGTATTACACACACAGGAGAAACACATGAGTAATTTAACACCTTTCGAGATTCGTCTCGAACTTTTAAAAATGGCAAAAGATATGCTTTCCGAAGATTACCACGGAAAGTGTCAACAAATAAGCACTGATTGGACTGTTAAAGTCGAAACCGCTAAACTAAATGGCGGTCAGATTCCAGACCATCCCGTATTCCCACCATACCCCCCTGAAGCAGAGATCATCGCAAAGGCGCAAGCCTTGAACGGTTTCGTTTCAAACATTTCAGTAGATAAACCCAAAGCAAAATCATCTACCTGATGGGACAAGAGGTGCTTCGGCACCTCCCTAACTAACAAGGAGAAATAATGCGTTTTTTAACCCTATTACTGTGCGCGTGTTTTGCGTCTTTCATTTTATTTTTTGGTCAGACTATGGCGCAGATTGTTGTGCCTACCAAATTAAATGTAGAACTACGCGACCTAACAAAAGAAGCAAGAACCGAGATTGAGTGCCTTGCACAGAACATTTATTTTGAGGCAGCACAAGAACCTAGAGAAGGACAAATTGCTGTTGCTCATGTAACCCGTAATCGTATGATTAGCGGTAAATATCCAACCACATATTGTGGCGTAGTAAAACAAAAATCAGATGGTGTATGTCAATTTTCGTGGTTTTGTGAAGAACGAGCCAAGTCTATTATTAATAGAAAAGCATTGACACCTGATAGCAATTTGTTATACAATAGTATTGTGGATTTATCATTAAATTTCTATTTAAATCCAGAAGAATATGATGACCCGTCTAAGGGTGCTTTGTTTTATCATGCAGATTATGTAAAACCGACTTGGAATAATATGAGAAGGACTGCCTATATCGGTAGGCACATTTTCTACAACAGAGTAAAACAGAGGAACACTTAATGGCCATATTAAATAGTAAAAAGGAGAAGTTGATGATGGAGCAGAAGAGTTTGAATGCTATAATAATATTTTCAGTTACATTGGTTCTGCTTTCAGTGATAGCTGCAATCTGCATCTATTACATTAATGAACGTAAATTGATGGCATCCAACATCGAGAATGCAATTGTAAAAGGTATTGATCCATTGTCAGTGCGTTGCTCCTATGCCAGAGGCGATGATATAATTTGTATAACACATGCAGCATTTGCGGGGAAAAAATCTTTTTAAATGGAGGTGGGGACTATGTACACAACTAAACTTGGTGGTTACAATAGTGATGATGAACTTTGTAGTTATAGTTTTTCTTTTACAGACAGGCAGGGTACACATGTAAATATGTCATTTCAAGCAGAACCAGAATACGATTTGTCTGTTGTATTTCAGCAATTCCGAAAATTTCTAATTGCATCGGGTCATGATGTTGAGAATGAAATTGGTGAAATATATGATTATGATGAGTCGGAAGAAAATGAGTGGGTGGGTCAACCTGAAGCACAAGCGCAACAACCTAGAGCAGATAAGTTTTCTATGGATAACTTTCCTAACAACGGATGGCCATTTGGTACTTTGACAACTGCAAGTATTGCTGCATTAACTACTGCTGATATTGCACCTTTGACTGTAACCGATTTGGGTACAAATAAAACCTATGCATACAAAGATAAGCATGGTACATTTCCAACGATGTCACCTTTGACGCAAGAGCAAATTCAATCGTGGTCACTTAACAGCAAAGATATTAAATCGTTGACGGTTGCTGACGTTTCGTCATGGACATTTCCATCACCAGGCACTGCTGGTGGCGCAAAGGTCAAAATCTAGTATGCCCACAAAAGAAGAGATGATAAAATTTGCAGTTGAGATAGAAGAAATTGTCGCAACTACAGATTATAATTATCTAGAGGCTATAATAGAGTACTGTAATAAAACGGGTTTGGAGACTGAGGTAGCAGCAACACTTATCTCTCCAAACTTAAAAGCAAAGATACATGAGCAAGCTGAAAATATGAATATGTTGAAAACTAAAGGTAGTCGTTTACCAATATGACAGGTTATGAAGCGTTTTGTTTATTCTCTTCACTCAAGCTACACTTTACACAAGACCAGTATGATTACCTGAAGTATCGGGGTAAAACAAGGACAAGTGTAGAGGCATTTGAGAATCGGAAAGACAAGTGGCAGTACTATAAACTTTCTCGTCGTTGTTCTAGCGAACAGATGATGCAGGATTTTTTGGTTGCTAACTTTATTGCCGACTCAAATGTATGGGTGGGAAATCTTTTACAGGATGAAGCAGAAGCTTGTTATCGTGCTAGACAAAAAGTTATTCAGTCATTGACTTATACTTTTACGAATGACATAGAAAATTTGTTTGACAGCAACCCAAATGCTATGTTACAGTGTCAAGATGGGCAGTATCCAGATTTGTTGCAGAAGTATTTACACAGTGAGATTCAACTAGAGACAATGTGTATACTGAATTCTATTCTTGGATTTATTCCAAGGTGGGATAAACAAATCTCGGATACGATCCACTATCCCAAGGTAAGTTTACGGATAAAGAAGTACACACCGTTCATACAGTTTGATTTGACGAAGTATAAGTTATTATTGAAGAAAACCTTAAATGAAAATACAGAAAATTTATCTTGACATGGATGGTGTACTTAGTGATTTCACCAAACGATATAAAGAGATGTGGAAAGTAGACCCTCAACCCAATCGTGAACGTGGTGAAAAACGTGATCATAAGTGGGATGAATTTGTTGAAGGTAATAATTTTGAAACATTAGAGTGGTATCCTGGTGGTAAAGAATTGTTGAAGTATGTTCTTTCACTGGATATACCGATAGAGATTCTTTCTTCTTCTGGTGGTCGTACACATCATGAAGCAGTTAAGAAGCAAAAGAAGATATGGTTAAAGAAACACTATATCGATTTTAAGGCAAACATAGTTCCTGGTCGTGCTTTGAAAGCTGACTATGCGAAGCCTAATGTGATACTTATTGATGACACGCAGGATGTTATTGATGATTTTAATATGGCAGGTGGTATCGGTATCATTCATAATGATCTAAACAAGACTTTAAAAACTTTAAAGTCAATCGTGGATGGTACGTATGTAGCAGTTGATAATGAACAAAGTGGACAAGACGTTATACATTCTTAATATTTAACATACGAGGTAAACAAATGGATTTAGAAAAACTCAAACGCAGCAATAATCTTAGTATGCTCACTAAAGAAATACTAAAGGTTAATCAACCAACAGAAACTGTCTACGAAAAAGACGATCCACGTTTCTGGCAACCTGAAGTAGATAAAGCAGGAAACGGTATGGCAATCATTCGTTTCCTACCAGCACCAGTAGTTGATGGTGATGATGCACTTCCTTGGGTTCGTCGTTTCAATCACGCATTTCAAGGACCTAATGGTCTTTGGTTGATGGATAATTGTCTGACTACGAATGCTCAGAAGTGTCCAGTATGCGAACACAATTCTATTCTTTGGAATTCTGGTATTGAAGCGAATAAAGAAATTGTACGTAAGCAAAAGCGTAAGCTTACTTATATTGCAAACATCTTGGTGATATCTGATCCTAAGAATCCAGCAAACGAAGGTCAAGTTCGTCTGTATAAGTTTGGTAAAAAAATCTTTGACAAGATCACTGAAGCAATGAATCCAGAGTTTGCTGATGAAACACCTTTGAATCCATTTCATTTTTGGGAAGGTGCTAACTTCAAAATCAAGATTCGTCAAGTTGAAGGTTATCGCAACTATGATAAATCTGAGTTTGATGCGCCATCACCATTGTCAGATGATGATGAAAAGATTGGAAAAATCTTGAAGTCTGAGCATTCACTCAAAGAGTTTATTGATGCTAAACATTTCAAATCATATGATGCTTTGAAAGATCGACTGACTCAGGTTCTCGGTTTGAATGGTGTAACACAAATTGGTAGCAAAGCAGAAGATGCTACTCTTTCATCAGAACCAAGTCTTGGAGATGATGATGAAGTGGATTATTTCCGATCTCTCGCAGAACAGGGTTAAAACCTAGTCCTGTTCTTTGACCCCACATCGAAAGGTGTGGGGTTTTTTTATGCTGGAACAGGAACGTATTTTTTATTTTTTTCCACTATGTTGTTGTTTGTAGTACGAGCATCAACGTAGGTAGGATTTTGTGGTTTAGATTGTCCTCGTTGCTCGGCTGCAATTTCAGAAGAGGATTTTCCTATATCATAGTTGGGGGTTTTCTTACCACTTTCCAAATCAACAGCTTTACCTGATTTATTCGCAACAATACCACCATCGGGTGTAGGTAAACTTTTGAGTGGAGTAACGTGCCAATCTTCCCGTTTTGCCGGGTCTTTTCCCTGCTTTATTAAAAATTCTGATGTTACTGGTCGCGTTAAACCAAATTTCTCTAGCCATCCAGAAGGGTTATCAACATCACCTGAAAGCTTTCCGAATAATTGTCCTTTTGCTTGAATGTCAATAGCAGTACCACTGGTATGAGGTGATCCTGCTCCCGATTGTCCATCAGCACCTTTTAATGGAGCCGCTGGTTTGGCAACAACACCACCCTTCTTACCTGATGCAATCCATCTATCGTACAGTTCTTTCTGCTCTTGATTTGAACGATACGCCGAATTGATTAATAACTTTTTACCAGTTTCTTGCGTATATGAAGTAGCCATCTCAACCAAAAGCTTTTTGAAAGCTGGATTTAATCCTGAATAATCAATCGGAGTAAACTTTGGTGAATTGTCTTCTACAACAGATTGTAAACTAACAGCAGATGAAGGTTGTTTTGCTGGTTCGGGTAAAGGTGCAGCAGTCCCATCCGAAGCTGGTACTTTACTCACTTCAACTTTGGGTTCTTCTTTCTTTATTGTTGGTGTGGGTTTTGCTTCTTCCCTTTTAACTTCTGTCGGGACTGCTTCAGGTTTAGCTTCTTCTTTTTTACCGAATAATCTTTCAAGGATAGGTTTCTTCTTTTCCTTTTCAACAGCTTCAGCTATCTTTTTCTGTTTCTCTTCTTCTTCTCTTTTTAATTTTAACTCTTGTAATTTTTGTTTTTCTTTGGATAATTTATTCTTTTTACCAGTTAACTCTACATCTTGCTTATCCAGATCATTGTATTCTTTTTGCAGTTCTTGTGAACGTTTCGCAAGCTGTTCTTTTATGTTTCTTCTCTCAGCTTGTTTATCAATATCAACACCAAGAATATCTTTTCCTACAAATCTTCCTATAGATTGTAATTTTGGTGCTAACCATTCAATAGCATTCTTAATAATGCTACCAAAACCTTTCATCATTTCTTTATAAAATGAACCTGATTGTGATATTACTTCATTTACTCGTTCTTCGTTTATGATACCAAAACTGATAAAGTTTAAATACTTTTTGAATGATGTTTCAAATAAATCTAGCCAATCGACATCCCTGAAAAATGAAGAGATGCTATCCGATAGGAATGTTATCCCCTCAGAAATTTTATCAATAACCTTTCCAACATATGGAGAAATAATTTCAGTGAGTTTATATACAACGTAACCAATTGAAAGAAGGGAAGCTAAAAAAAGACCACTCAGTATTTTTACAAAAGTATCCAATATTCCAGCTAAGAAAGTTCGTTTTTTCTCTTTGGCATATTTTTTAACTTTGATATTGGCTACTGATATTTCTTTGGATTCTCTGAGAGATTTGGTAACATCGGTAAGCTTATCACCAACTGCTGGTCTGATGTTATTTAATTTTAAATAGTTTCCGAATGCAGAGTTTAGTGATTTGAGTTGTTTGGCTATTGAAGGAAACACAAGCGTATTTTTTGCGACAATACGCATTGCTGCCACACCGTCTTTCGTGTCTTTATCTTTTTGAACCTTACTGTCTGGATTATTTTTATTAAAAAATTTATCTAACATTATGCTGTTGCCCTATTCACCAGAGTTGATTGGCTATCCGGTCCAGGTTTGGTCATAGCAATATTTTCGTTTTGTGTTTTTTTATTATTGTTTACTTTTGCAACGTTTATTACATTAACGTCTTTTGGCTTCATTTGTTCTCTTTGGGCTTGAGCAAGTTGCGTTGATTCCCCACCAAGAAACTTTCCAGCGGAAGCTACTTTAGTTGATGATAGAACAGAAGCAAGTGCCGTTGAACCCTCTTTATTATTAGCTGCACCAGAACGTATTAAGCTTACTGTTGCTGGAGCACGTTCACCAACTTGTTTATACCATTTACTCGATTTAAATTCATCGGCAGCTTCTTTAAACTTACCTTCCGATAACAAACTGGCGGCTACTTTGAATTTTTTATACCAATAACCACCCATGTTATAAGTTAAATCAATCAAGCCAGCCTTGCCAGCTTCGTTTGCTTTATCCCATCCTGGTGCCTTTTCTGCAAGCTTCAAATGTTCAGCGAAATCTTTTTCAAATAATTCACGAACTTCTTGATTGCTAAATTCACGATCCCATTCTTTAGGCAACTTTTTACCGTCACCAATTAAATGTCCAACGCCTACAGTCCATAATCCGCGAGAATCCTTGTAGGGTTTATTTTTCCAACCTTCATTCCCAATAACCATTTGTTTAATGTTTTCATATTGTCCACTTGTAGAAGATGGTTTTGAAATTGTTGGTGTGGGTGCAACTGTTGGTTTTTTTTCTGGTACAACTTCCTGTTTTTTCACGGGAGTTAATGCAGCAGCTTGGTTTGCTTTTGGGGGAGCAGTAGATGTTTTTGTTTCTTTTTTGGCTGACTTTTTTTCTTCATCTCCAGCATCACCTATACCTTGAAATTGTTCTGCTTTTTGTTTTTCAAGTTCAGCTTTTTCTTTTTCTGTTTTTGCTTTCTCTACCTTTGCAGCCTCAAGGTTAGCTTTCTCTGGACCTTCTGTTAAGTATTTGATGTCGTACTCAAGGGTTGCAATTTCCAAATCGAGTTGACGGATTTTAATTTTTTTCTGCTCGATTTTTTCATTCATCTGATCAAAATATTTACCATACTGTTCGCGTTCTTTTGCTTCATCTTGTATACGTTTTGAGTTCAGTTCTTCAAAAGAAGATTTAAAATCTGCTGGTCTGGATTCATTGGTGAAAAGCGATTTTCCTTTCTTAATAATGAAATCTGCAAAACTTGTGAATTTTTTTTCAATAAATTTTATGGATTCGTCTATTGTATTGAATATTTGCTTAAACAAGTTATCACGCCATTTACCAACCAAATCATAAAATTCAGATAAATTTTCTTTACCGAATAAACCGAAGCTAAATTCATCCATCAATCCAACAATAAAGGTTTTAAAAAAGTCTCCACCCTTTTGATATTCTTCCCACGCATCCTTCAGGGGGTCCCACAACATCATTACGATTGTCACCGCAGCGGCAATGGCTACTGCAAACGGTCCAGAAAATCCTACAGAAGCAACAAACGCAGTTCCGAATCTGATGGCTAATTTTTTCAATCCATTTGTGAAAAAACGTTTCATTGCATTCGAGAATACTTGAATTACAGGTTTTATAATTTTACTGGAATTTTTCTTAAACCAATCCATGAACATTTTTTTTATGTTCAGTTTTCCTAGTAATTTGTTTACATCAGCTATTAACTTCCTTTTAAATTTCATAAACTTACGAATCCACGTAAGTTTTTTATACTTCTTCAATACTGCTGCGGCAATTTTTCGTTCTACTTTTCGTCCTACTTTATAATCAATATATTTCCCCATTAAATTTTTAACTAAACCTTTATTACCACTGGTCGCATCTTGTGATAATTTACTAACTTTTGAATTTAAATATTTTTCACGTTGAACATTAAATTTTTTAGAGAGTTCATCATCCTTTAAAACATTCGCATCTGGTGTGCCTCTAACTCTGACACCTTCTATGGCTAACCAACGGGAAAAATTTAAACGTATGAGTTTGAGATCATTTGCCATTCTACCGATGGCAAGATAATTGATGGCTGTCTTTTTTAGGGTATTGGCTACGGGGGATGGGGATGATTTATTGAGATCACCCTTGTCTATTGTAAGACCAAGAAGACCGGATAACATAATTAAGCAGTAGCCGTTCTATTAGAATAATAATTATCAATAAAGCTGCTGTTAAATGCATCCGATATTTGTTTTGATTTATTACCAGTGGTGCCTACAGAGTTATTGGTTACACCAGCATCAATTACTGTTCCTGCATCAGCAGCCGCATCCATCCTTTGACCTTCAGCTACTTCAGAAGATGCTTGTGATATAGACGCTCCCGATGCCGAAGAAATGGGTGTGGCTTGGGCTGAAGGTGATGCTCCCCCAACGGATGCAGCCGAAGGTGATCCTCCTGTTGCTGCGGCTTCCGAAGGTGTTAATGGGGATGACATAGTTGTTGCTTTTACTGCTGTTGCACCCTTTAATAATGAAAGAATTTTATCTGGATCACCTTTCATGTCAACAATTCTATCTCTGACAGATTGCTCATCTAATGGTTTTCCAGTTTTAATATCCGCAAATTGTGTTGGTGATTTCGGATCAAATACAACACCAACTTGCGCTTTCAAAAACTCTACAGCTTTCTTTTTATCTTGTCCAGCTTCTTTAGCCAAATCCTCTGTTGATCGTTTGACTTTACTTTCTGGTGCTTTACTGGCAGTCTGTTTTGTTGGAGTGGGTTCGGTTGCTGGCGTACCCGATACAACATTACCCATCTCATCATAAACAACGTCACCCTGTGCAGTTTTTGCTTTCGTTGTTTCTTCAGTAGGTGTAGTTGGAGGTGAACTTTTACTACTGGTGGTTGGGGCTGGCATTTCTTTGTTATTCTGGAACGGTCTAAATCCAGGAACTTGAATGTCAGGCAATGAAAACTTTTTAGCCCAATCTGGTAGATACTCATTTACTTTAGATAAGGGAATTGTAAACGGGTCCCACCCAATATTATCTTTCAACCAACCGACTATTCTTTCAAATGTTTCTGTGATAACATCAATCATTGGAGTAATATATTCGGCTAAATCATTTAATGATTTGCGTAAATCTTCTTCACCGAATAAGCCAGCAGTAATGAAATCTAAAAACTTACCCATACCTTTGATGAGGGTTTCTTTGACTATATCTGTCTCAGTAATTGCTTTCCAACCATCCTTAATCGATTGAAATAAACTCTCTATTAAAGGTAAAGGATTTAACTTGTCGGCAATGTCCCCCATTATTTTGCTTAAATCAAATGCCGAACCAATTGCCAACGCCAAACCAAAAAATAGTTTACCTAATACATTTTTAAGTAAATTCCAAAGATAACCCAATACTCCTTCTTCACCACCACTATCATCTTTTTCTTTTTTGGGTTTACCTTCTTTAGTCATTGGTTGTGGAGAAGTTTCTTTTTTACGTGCCTCCTCCAGTTCTGCCTCACGCTGGTCTTCAGACTTAAAAAATTTATCAGCTTTAGTAATCGCTTCAGCATTCTTTAACTTAACTAGCTTAACAATATTTTGACGCAAAACATTCATATCTCTTGCCATGCCCGGTAGAGCAAGAGAATTTTTTGCGATGATGTTTAAAAAAGGTATAACATCTGCGCTGATTGACCCTTCTGTGTCCCCACCTGCTTTAGATGGGGACTTTGGGTTCTTTGTTTTTTTAAATACGTCTAAGAATGCCATTTATCGTTTTTGTTTTTGAGCGTTAATTCGTTCTTTTTCATCTTCCAAATACTTAATCAAAAGACTAATGTAAATGGTTCTTTCCCACGGTATCATATTTTCAAGTTCAGTCAAACTATACTTGTGGTGTTGCATTAAAGCAAAGTTTGTCTGATAGTAATTACCCAGTGAATCATAACGAAATATTAGGCGAAAAAATTTTGTAGTCCTTTAATAACCATCTCCTCTTCATAGCCACATTTCGGACAATGAAAATGAACATCTTTTTTAATCTCAGGCATGGTATCGAAGAACACACGAATTTTTTCCAAATCTTTTTGCTGCATAGAATCTACGAATTCCTCAAGTTCTTTTCTAGAACTATCTTTAGAATAATAAACTTGTTGATCATCATATAGGTAATCGATACAATCGATTAAAATGTTGACCATAATATCGTTTTCATCCATTTGCTCATATTTCTGAACCATTTCAAATGTAGGATATTTAAGACTGATTCCAATCTTATCGTTCAACAAAAATTTTGATGAATGTTCTGGATGTTTTGTTGGTTGAATTTCCAACAAATTAACATCAAACTCAACTGAACCATTGCAAACGGTATCTTCATCTTTATTATTCTTTACAGTGTTGTTACACTTGTACTTTAAATTGACTACTTCTTCGACTGACCTTGCACGAAGATTCATGAACAAGTATTCCAAATCAAATGTTGGTAAACTATCAACATCTATATCATCTAGAATACAATTTTTCAGCACTTGTTTAATTGTATTGATTGTTTCTTTTGAATCTTCGGATTCTGCCGCCATAAGAAACAACTTTTGTTCTTTGACCAAAAATGGTCGAATGCGTACTTCTTGTCCTGTCGAAATCAATTTAATGTTATAAATTGGTACATCAAGTTTTGGTAACATAATTTCCTCTCAGTTAATTAAAATCCGAATCCTCTTGTGATTGTTGATATTGCCGTAGCACCCAACGTAGTCAGCGTCTGACCAATATCAAAGTTACCTTCATAGATTGGACGATAACGTTGATATGCAAAGCTTACCGATAAACGATGGAAACCATCATCTTGCCAACTAAGTGCTTGTGGCGCAATTGCTACGGGGAAAGCATCAATCAATTCAACCGCAAATATCTGACGAACTACATCATCATATTGTATGATTCGAATATTGGTCAGGTAGCGTGATGAATTACTTTTGGGGAAACGTACATTGTTTGTATCTGGTGGTACGATTGCTTCCATCCAACGATCAAACATTTTACGTTCATAAAAATCATTGGTACAAATAAAAGTTAGGCTCGTATCGGCAGTTTGCTGTACTTGATATGGAACTTTAAATGGTTGTCCATATATTTTTACGTCTGCGGTGTCTAGAGATTTGCCTGGCAGTTCTGCGGCTTCACATTGCAGCGCAAGATATCGGGAAACTGTCGGGTTGGAAGACTTCATTGCTGATCCATCAGTTGTTCCCATCGCAGAATTAATTGCGTCTGAAACGTCACTGAATATGGAATTGGGGAAGTTTATAATCTTCTCGATAACAGAGTTCCCGATAGCACTTGCAATATAAGGTGGAATCGGTAGAATTACTTCAAACCTAGATGGTTTAGATAAACCACCTTTGGCATTTATATTTGATAAAAATAAATTGGGTGAAAATGACATTAAAATTTGTCCTCTGAGTCTGCAAAAACTTTGCTCTTGTCGGCTTTCATAAAAGATTCAACTGGTAACAGTGCGGCGATATCCCACTCATCGGCAGTTATTTCCAGAAACCTCGATTGCACATGACTGAAAAGATAGCGTTTAATACAAGGTTTAGCCTGATATAATCTTGATGCCCTAGAAAGGTAATCGTAACTAATCCTCAACTTTGTGTTAGCATCAAAGTTATTATCAGTTGCAATTTCACTCAACTTATCTAAAAGAATGATACGCTGCTTTGGGTGTATGTAATGCAAATTTAGCCCTAAGAAACCGTCTGGGTATCGTTCTATTGGTATAACCAATGGGAACTTATCGTAATATGGCAGCTTATCCTTCGTTTTTGGATCATAAAAATAAAAGTACATCTTCCCTATAATCGATGAACTTTTAAGCCTATTCTTATCCTGCATCAGTTGTGCTTTAGTTGGCCTTAATGTAGGAATCTTGGAACGAAGCCAGTTTCGAGCATCACGTGATCTAGGTTCAAATCCCTTTTTGGCAAGGGATTCCTTAATTCTGTCTATTAGTTTTTTTGCCATGAGGTATTTATCTCAAATCCCTAGATGCTTTTCAGTTAGAACCTGAAATTCCCAACCATGATCTTTACAGAATTCAGTTGCTGCTTTCCATTTAGATTGATTGATAACGTAGGTTGCCGCCTCTTGGATATACCGTTTGGTCTTACGTTTTTGCGTTGGCGGCTTAGTCTGCGCCTCTGGCTTGACTTCAATCACAAAGGTTTTAATTACACCATTCTTTTGTCGAATCTTGGCAACAAAATCGGGGAAGTACCGATGCTTCCTATTGTCCACTGGACTCCAATAAGGTATAACTAACTCTTCAGACCCCCACCAGATTACGTCTGGATGGTCATCTAAATAATTCATTACCTTTAATTCCCACGATGACCTATAGATGATATTGGTCGCATCACCCTTATATTTTGTTGGGTTTTTGGGAGTAAATTTACCTTTATATGACATAAATACTATCTAGTCAACCTATTAGGACAACTATGGCTTTCTTTGGTCTTTCCGACATAACAATTTCCCGCGAGAACAATAAAGGACCGCTTTCCGAGCTTTTCACAGATACTGAGTATGGAACATCAAATACTTTTAGGTATCCGATAGATGTGGGTAATTATGATAAAGCCCATTACATGGTCATCCACATATTCCAGCAAAAGAATACTCAGTTTACAGGTATTCAACAAGACAAAGGTGGTGCACCAAGCGTAGCTAAAAATCAGGCAACTCCTGGTAGTGTGAGAGGATTGCCAAACATTAAAGAGAAATTTTCTAGCGCGATTAACGGTAAAATTGATAGTGCATTTTCTTCTATAAATGATGCTGTGGGTGGGAAACTTTCTTTTTTTAAAGCATCCAAACCAGCATTCAGTGCCACTAAAGCTGCCGCAGCAACAAACAATGCACTGTATGTTGATAAAGTGAACGATATAAAAAAAAGTAGTTTCATAAACACAACAGTAAGAACCACAGATTCTATTGCATTGTATATGCCAGATACTTTGCAATTTACATATTCGCAAGGATATGAAAACTTAGAGTTGGGTAAAGAGTTGGCAGGTCAAGCATTCAAAGTGGGCAAGGCTGCAATAGATAAAGTAACAACTGGTGAAGAAACTAACGTTACTGGCGCATTGAAAGCAGCTATTGTGGCGGGTGCTGTTAAAGGATTGGGTGATGCTTCAGGTTCCTCTGCCACAGCTAAAGCAGGAACATTCGCCTTACTAGGGGGTGTAGTAAATCCAATGTTGGAGATGCTGTATTCTTCTCCAGA